TGAAAGCAGATGGAACCGAAAGGTCAGGGTTTCGATTACGCCAGCCACCCGCCAATTTTTAGGAGAACGATATGCCTTCAGTATTTTTAGTAAGTGATACACATTTTGGTCATGCTGGTGTATGTCGTTTTACTCATGGTGATACAGATGTAAAGATTAGACCATGGACAGATCCAAATGAAATGGATGAAGCAATGGTTAAACTCTGGAATGATAAAGTAAGACCGAATGATAAAGTTTATCATCTTGGTGATGTAGTGATTAATCGCAAAGCACTTAGTATCATGTCTAGACTGAATGGTGACAAAGTTCTTATTAGAGGCAATCATGATATTTTTCGTGATGATGAATACAGAAAATATTTTCGTGAACTTCGTGCATATCATGTAATGAACGGAATGATTCTTTCTCATATTCCAATTCATCCGGATAGCGTAGGAAGATTCGGTACTAATATTCACGGCCATTTACATACAAATCGTGTTATGCGTACTGTCGATAGGGGCGAAGTTAATAATGATGATATTTACAATCAAGGTCAATGGATTCCCAATCTAGTGCAGGAAATTGATCCACGTTATCATTGTGTATGTGTAGAACAAACTGATTTTGCACCAATTCTTTTTGAAGATGTTATTAAGAGAATTGAAGCAGAAGGCGGGACAGTAGGATTTAAGAATAAAAAGGGGTAGTTGGCCGAGCGGTTAAGGCAAGGGATTGCTAATCCCTCATCGAGAAATCGGTGGATAGGTTCGATTCCTATACTACCCGCCCTTGAGTCGATGTCAAGACTCGAACTTTTATAAATAGATATAGAAAAGGAAAATCTATGTACTATACTGTTTATAAAATAACGAATCAAATTAATGGTAAGATTTATATTGGATCGCATAAAACCAAAAATTTGAATGACAATTATATGGGTTCTGGTAAGTATCTTAAACGATCTCAAGAAAAGTATGGTATGAAAAATTTTACCCGAGAAATTCTTTTCGTTTTTGATACACCAGAACTTATGTATGCAAAAGAAGCTGAACTTGTTACTGAAGATTTTATTGCCGAAGAAAATACATACAATATGAAAGTTGGTGGTTATGGTGGATTTGATTATTTGAATGATCCAACCAAATACAACAACAAAACACATTCTGTTGAACACTGTACAATGATGTCTATGAAGGTAAAAGAATATTATCCTAACGGAACTATGTATGGTCGTAAACATTCTCATGAAACTATACAAAAAATGAGACAGTCGAAACTAGGTAACCAAAATTTTCTTGGTCGTAAACATTCTCATGAAACTAAAGATAAAATACGAAATAGTGCATTAGGTAAACACAATGCTGAAAAGAATTCACAGTTTGGAACTATGTGGATAACTAATGATTCTGAAAATAAAAAGATTAATAAAATAGATGAAATACCTGAAGGGTGGAGAAAGGGAAGAGTAATAAAATAGTTTATATACACTCCAAGAATAATGGCGCAAGGGCAGGATGGTTATGTAGCGGATTGCAAATCCGTCAAATTCGGTTCGATTCCGAATTGCGCTTCCAAGTTTTAATGCTAGATAGCTCTGGTGAGCGGCTGAATCTTATAAGTTCGGGAGAGTGGTCAGATGGGCTGCAACGGATAGGTTCGAATCCTATATCTAGTACCAAGTTTTAATATAAAATTTTTAACTGTAGTAGAAAATGCTATTCATATTACTTGTTCTAGAAGTTGTTCGTTAAAAATGAATAGAAAAGTTTCAGGTCATAATCAATATACATTCCGTGAGGCAGCTGGTGTGGCCGATAGTCCTTCAAACTATTGAGATGGGATCAAAACCCATACGGAATACCATTAATTGTGTTGTTTTGGAAAAATCCCTGTATGGGATAATGCACTCTCACTAACGGCTCTGGTGTACAACATCCGTTACGAGTTGGACTATGACGATATTGAATTGATCATTCATATACAGTAAGCATAGACGATAAAAGCAAACAACTAGGGTTGGGCCTAGTTCATAACAAGACAACACAATTAATGGTAAATAATGCGGGTATAACTCAACTGGTAGAGTAATTGGCTTTTAACTAATAAGTTGTGGGTTCAAGTCCCACTGCCCGTACCAATGGTGTCGCTAATGTAATGGTTGCATATTCGTCTGTGAAACGAATAGAGAGGGTTCGATTCCCCGCTTCACCCCAAAAAATTAATGGCTCTGTAGCATAGTCCGATTTAATGCACCTGCTTGTCACGCAGAAGATCGTCGGTTTAAATCCGATCAGAGTCGCCAGTTTTTAAATGCGTTGGATGCTCTAATGGTAGGGCAGCGGGCTGTAAACCCGTGGTCGTAAGGCAAGTAGGTTCGATCCCTACCCAATGCACCAAGTTTTATTGGGCTGCTCGTATAATGAGTATTACATCGGCTTTGCACGCCGAGAATCGGGGTTTGATTCCCCGGCGGTCCACCAATCAAAATTGGTCTGAGTATAAATATATATATAAATGTGTACTCAGACCAGGGAAATAATATGTTAATTTGTAAATTTTGTAATAAAGAATGCAAAAATGAAAATAGTTTACGTAATCATGAAAGATTATGTAAATTCAATCCCAATCGACAAGATGTAAAAATAGAAGATGCTAGAAAAAAAGCATATACCAAATACAATTGTCAATACTGTAATATAGGTATTGCTTTAACAGGATTAAAAAAACATGAAAAACATTGTAAAAGTAATCCAAAAATAATTGAAGAGAAAGGTAAAAACTGTCCAGTATGTGATAATTTTTTTATTTCTGATAGTATAACATGTTCGTATGGTTGTTCAAATACACATTTTAGATTATTAAGAAATAAACCAGAAAAATATGAAAATTACAGAACCATATGTTTTAATTATCATAAAAAAGAATGTATTATTTGTAAAGAAAATAAAATTCTATCAGTACATCATGTGAATGAAAATCATAAAGATAATAGTCCTGAAAATCTAATACCTTTATGCCCAACGCATCATCAATATGTTCACAGTAGATATAAAAATGAAGTAATTTTTGAAATTGAAAGTTACATAGAAAAGTTTAAACTTTCGGTCGCCTAACCTGGTATGGTACTCCGTTTGGGGCGGAGAATAATGTGAGTTCAAATCTCACCCGAAAGACCAATTTGCGGTGATATAGCTCAGTTGGTAGAGCAGTACCTTCATACGGTAACGGTCGTAGGTTCAAGCCCTACTCTCACCACCAAGATTTACGGGTCCTTAGTAAAATGAATATTACACAACGCTACGGACGTTGAAGTGGGGGTTTGATTCCCTCAGGACCTGCCAAGTATTAAATGAATTAGCAATTAATTGGATTCGTCCAAAAGCGTTAAAATACGATAATAGGAATTACTTTGCTGATTTTTACCTGCCAGATTACAATATCTGGCTTGATCCTAAAAATAGTTATAAAGCAAAGCAAGACGAAGAAAAAATAAGAAAAGTGATAGAACAAAACAATGTTAAATTATATATTTTGTTAGAAGAACATCTTACTGAAGAATTTATACAACACCTTTGTAGTTAAATGGTATAACAGCCGCTTGATAAGCGGCCATTACAAGTTCAATTCTTGTCGAAGGTACCAAGATTTATGTCTCTCTGGTCTAATGGCAAGACACGGGCCTCCAAAGCCTTGAAATGTGGGTTCGAATCCTACGGGGGATGCCAGTTTTATTGCGTGGTTAGCTCAGTTGGTAGAGCGGAACGTTGCCAACGTTCAGGTCGCAGGTTCGAACCCTGTACCCCGCACCAGTTTTAGGTTAGTTACAGCAATGTAAACATCAACAACAGCAACTTTAATAGGTTGCTGATAGTGTGGTCAACTGATTAAGGGTGATTCCTCAAAGACTACTAGCCTGTTGTTTTGTTTTATTTTAAAAGGAGTATTGTATGCGTACTATTGATATACAAGAAGTAAAAGAATTCATTGAAGCCCAATCACCAGAAACAAAAATCTACATTGGTGGTGATTCAGAACGATTCAATCTTGACGGTAACTGGTACGCTGATTATACTCTTGCTATTGTTGTTCACATTGATGGAAAACATGGCTGTAAAATATTCGGCGAAATTCAAAGAGAACGTGATTGGGACAATAGAAAGAATAAACCAAGAATGCGTCTGATGACTGAAGTGTATAAAATTTCTGAATTGTATTTAAAATTACATGAAGTTTTAGAAGATCGAGAAGTCGAGGTGCATTTAGATATCAACCCAGACGAACTACACGGCTCTTCATGCGTAGTTAACGAAGCTATAGGGTACATTAAGGGTATGTGTAATGTAACGCCCCTAGTGAAGCCTAAAGCGTTTGCTGCGAGTTATGCAGCAGATAGATTAAAGTATGTGTTAAATATGCAACAAGCAGCATAAAAACGTTGACATAAACAGTATAAGCATGTATAATTCTATTATTGAATTTAAGTAGTAAAGGTTTTAGGATGGTAACAGCAACACAAAACACTTCTTATTGGAAAAAAGTAAATTCCATCCTGTTGATTTATAGTAGTAAAAGTTTTAGGGTATTAACAGCATTAAAAAGACCAAACAGCTTGTTGTAGGTTCGATTCCTACCTTCAGAGTAAAATCTGTTGTAACTCAATGATAGAGTGACTGTCAAAAAATATACCCTGTTGTTTTTAGGTTAAGTTCAGCAACACAAAAACTCAAAGCTCTATTTGAAAAAGTTTAACCTGTTATATTAAAGGAGTAGTGAAATGAGTACATTCGTTAATGCAGTTGCAAATCAAGAAGCTCGTACTTCAAACGGTATGAAAGCACGAGCTTCTACTTCATCAAAATCAGTTGATTTATTTTTCAACATCGGTGCAAGTCGTGGCAAGAATATTATTCCTGCTTTTACTGCTGCGTTTGTTGAAAATAAAGACTTAGCGTTGCGTATTGCCGCTTGGGTACGTGATGTTCGTGGCGGTGCTGGTGAACGTCAAATTTTTCGTGAAATTCTTTCTTATCTTGAAACTAATGATCCGGAATCAGCTAAGGCTCTGTTACGTAAAGTTCCAGAAATTGGCCGTTGGGATGATCTGTTTGTTGTTAAGTCTGAATATCTAAAGAAAGAAGCATTCACTATGCTAGGCGATGCTTTACGTGAAGAGAACGGTCTTGCTGCAAAATGGACACCCAGAAAAGGTGAACTTGCTCGTGAGATTCGTGAATTCTTCGGAATGTCACCAAAGTATTACCGTAAGTCTTTAGTTGAAATGACTAAAGTAGTAGAAACACAGATGTGTGCTAAAGACTGGGATAATATTAATTTCAGCCATGTTCCTTCTGTAGCAGCTTCACGATACAAAAAAGCATTTTATCGTAATACTGATACATACAAAGCTTATGTTGATGCTTTAGTTAAGGGCGATAATCCTGAAGTTAAAGTTAATGCGTCTGCTATCTTTCCATACGATGTATTGAAAGGCCGTATCTCACATTATAGTAACAATTGGTCTAAAACAGAATTGGATTTAGTACAAAAACAATGGGAAGAATTACCTAATTTTGTAGGCGATGCAAATATTCTTCCATTAGTTGATGTATCAGGTTCAATGAGCACATCTGCGGGTCGTAGCAATGTTCGTCTTTCTTGTTTAGATGTTGCTGTATCGTTAGGTTTATATTTGGCTGATAAAAATACTGGTAAATTTAAAGATACATTTTTGACTTTCTCGAATACACCACAATTGATTACTTTGAAAGGAAACATCAATCAAAAAATCGATCAAATGGTTCGTTCTAGCTGGGATATGAATACTGATTTACATGCAGCTTTGAATAAAATTCTAAAAGTTGCTTCTAGTAATCTTGTTCCACAAGAAGAAATGCCAAGCATGTTGTTAATTTTGTCAGATATGCAATTTGATCAATGTATTAGACATGATGATTCAGCAATGCAAATGATTGAACGTAAGTACGTAGAAGCAGGTTACGAAGTACCAAAGATTGTATTTTGGAATCTGAATGCCTCTGGAAACGTACCAGTTAGTTTCAATAAATCTGGTGCAGCACTTGTATCTGGTTTCTCGCCAGCAATCGTAAAACCATTGCTTTCGGGTAATACAGATGAATTCACACCAGAAGCAATTATGCTTAAGACTGTGATGCAGGATAAATATAAAGTTATTTAATTGTAGTAAAACGATGGGTAGAAATACCCATCGAAATGTGCCTCGTTAGTTTAATGGTAGAACTCGGTCCTTACACGGCCGTTGCGGCAGTTCAATTCTGTCACGAGGTACCATATTGAAACATACTAAATTTTGGACACACTGAAGCACCGAGGTCGTGTGTTATGCTCACAAGAGCGAGCTTAGAGACTTCTGCGTAGTATGTTTCAATATTGTATAATGCTGACTTAGCTGATATGGTTATAGCGGCAGTGTTTTGTATAATTAAGTATATGAAAAACTACTATCAACTAAATGACAAATGGGTATGCAAAGAATGCCAGCGTGAGTTTAATAGCAGGCAGGCTACTACTTCGCATATCTACAGAACACATACAAATCCGGGAGTTTCTTTTGGAGGGCATCAAGTAGGAAAACCTGCATGGAATAAAGGTCTAAGTAAAGAGACAGATAATAGAGTTGCTAACAATGCGTTAGCAGTATCTATTTCTACTAAAGGAAGACCAGGGAGACCACATACAACAGAATCTAAACGCAAAATCAGCCAAAAGTTATCTATCAACAATAAAGGTGGTAGAGCTAAATGGTACGAAGTTGCTGGCCAAAAAGTCCAAGGCACTTGGGAAAGAAATGTTGCCTTAAAGTTTGAAGAGTTAGGTATAGAGTGGAAAAAACTTAAAACTAACAAAG